CCGTCGTGTTCCAATAGAGTTGCCCCTCGACGAGCGCATCCCCGTCGTTGTCGACGCTCGGATCGGATGCCTTGGAACCGAGATAGATATCATCAAACTCGTCGAGCGTTGCCGCTGCTGCTGATGCGCTGTTGGCGGCATTCGTCTCGGACGTCGCCGCATTGGTTTCTGACGTTGATGCAGCGCTGGCCGATGCCGCCGCGTTGCTCTCAGAGGTCGAAGCAGCGCTTGCCGAGTTCCCGGCATTTGTCTCGCTCGTCGCGGCGTTGCTTTCCGACGTGGCAGCAGCAGACGCGCTCGATGCCGCCGCCGATTCCGATGCTGCGGCGTTGGTCTCGCTCGTGGCGGCGTTCGTCTCAGACGTCGCAGCAGCCGTGGCGCTCGCTCCCGCATTCGTCTCTGAGGTCGCGGCGTTCGCTTCACTCGTGGCGGCGTTTTCTTCCGACGTTTCGGCTGCTGCGGCCGATGCCGCCGCTTGCGTCGCATAGATACTCGGATCGATGCCGTTCGTGACGACGGTCAATCGCCCTTTCGCATCAACGGTAATCGTTGCATTGATATAAGTCCCGGCCTCAACGCCCGTTGCTGCGAGTTGCAGTTTATTGCCGGAAACCAGTTCAATCCCGTCTGTCGGCGTGATTTCTTCTGCCGCGCCTGAACCGCTCGCCGTGCGTCCGACGATGCGCCCGCTATCGAGCGACAAGGCGTGCGGCGAGTTCCAATGCGACGGCTTGATCAGGCCCGCGACGGCCTTGTCCGGAATCGTCGACTGAAAATTATGCAGGATGCTGATTGCCATCGTCTACACCTGATAAGCGTCATTTTGATAAGCGTCGGATTGGAAGGCGTCGCCGGAGCCGAACGGCGCGCTTGAACCTGTTCCGCCCAGTCGATCCGCGTGCTGAATTTCCCCATAAGGCGGCAGAGCCGCGAGAGAGGCATATTTTGCATCGGCCTTGCCGCCACGACGGGCCATCACCTGAGCTAGTCGGCTCGATCCCGGGCGCGATTGCGATTGAGGTTGAGACTGTCCCATAAGCGCCGCGAGCAATCGTTCATTGATCATGTGTCACCCGATAAAATGGACTTGCAGACGTGTTGGCGTCGGCGGTTCGGGCAGCGTGTACGTGATTGCGATGATGCCTTTGGCGCCCGCTGCACCAGCCGTCCAGAAGCCCGAGACGCCCGCAGCACCGCCGCCGCCGCCGCCGTAGAGATTGCCGGTTCCGCGAGCGTTGCCCCCGGCGCCTGGACCGTTGGTGCCGTCACCCAAAACACCCGAGCCCTTGCTGCCTCCGGTGCTCGTGCTGGAACTGCCGCCGTTCCCCGTAGGGCCAGCCGCACCGCCGCCGCCGGTCTTCAAGTTCCCGGGACCGGCACCATTTCCGCCTGAATGTTTCGTGGTGCCGACGCCGCTGCTGCTCTGGCCGCCATCACCGCCGTCGGTAAAGTTGGAGCTTGCATGCAAAGATCGGCCGCCGCCCTTGGCAAGAACGGTCGACGTTGAACTAAACCAAGTGTCGCCGCCGGCTGTACCGTTGGCATTCGTCGACACACCGCCTGCACCTGCGGCGCCGACGTTGTAATTCACGCCGCCGCCAGGCGTCAGAGCAAGGTTTGTGATTGCGGAATAACCACCGCCGCCGCCGCCACCTGATGCTCCGGTGTTCGCGCAGCCGCCAGCACCGCCGCCGCCGCCAATACACTCGATTTTATTATTGTCATCATTCCAATCGGCCGGAACAGTCCAAGCCCCTGCACCCGCCGTCGTCAGAAAAATGAAGGTTGTCGCAATGTGCTTGTGCGCATGGCTGGAGAGCACGCTATCTCGTGAGAGCGTCGCTTCTCGCACAACGAGGTTTTTATGTTCGTCGAGCGAATAGGTCGTCTGAACGGCAAACAGCATTCCAGCGACGAGAAACCATCGCGAAAGCCGCTTGATCGACTTCCGACGGGCGACAAGGTGCGAGCGAAGCCGGTCAGGATGAATCCCGAGCCGTTCATGCGTTGGTTTGTTGTCCGGCTTAATCATGCGGTGAAGCTCCGCGCGATCGCCAGCGTGATCGTAATGCGGCCGATGCCGCCGCCGATGCTGACGAGGTTGAACCGCAGAACGTCTCCGGCCGTGACCGTGACGGACGTCCAGTCTGATATTGGAGTGACGGCGTTTGCACTTTGAGCGACAAGCGCGATCGGCGCCGTGCCGGTGATCTTGTCGGCCGACGTCGGCGGAAAATTCGCAAAGGCATCTTTCCAGATTTCAACCGTTGCATTGCCGCTCGTGTCTGCAACGATAGAATAGGCGGCGATTGTCCCGCCGAACGGAATGCGCAGATCCCCGAGCACGCCGGAGCTGCTTGAGAAAATCTCAGTCGAGAACGTGACGGATTCGACAAGGCTTTCCAGATAGGTCGTATTATCGTCGGCATCTCTTAGAGCGATGCCGGAGCCTTCGTTCGAGATGATCTGTCCGACGTTGCTCTTGCCCGTAAATCTGTCACCGAGGGAAAAATCGCCAGCGACGTCGAGCGCCCCCAGTGCCCAGGCCTTGCCATCGCCATCGATATAGAAGCGCTCGACCGCACCCGCGATCCATGCCATCGCGTCGGCCGCTCTACGCTTAAAGCCGGTGTTAGTGTCGGCCTTGAATCCGACCGCCGGAAGCGCCGTTGTGCCATTGGCGAGTTTGCCCTGTCCCGTCATGCCAGCCGTAGCATCGAGCGGCAGAGAGTTCGTGATCTGCGTTCCCATGTCGGTGAAATTGGCATTCACCGCCGAAGACGAGCGCAGCCTGCCGATCAGAACCGGATTGATGACGGAAAAAACGCCGGAGCCATTACGAGGCATTGTTGTACCTCTTGGCGTGCAGCAAAAGCGTGATGCGCGTGATCGTCGTCACGCTATCGATATTGAACCGGATGCAATCGCCAGCCGAGACGTCGACGCTTGTCCAGTCTGAAATATCCGTGTCTTCTGCTTTGGCGGCCGATGATATCGTCGGCTCGTGAGCATTGGTAATCGAGTCTGTGTTCGTCGGCGGGAAGTTCGCAAACACATCTTTCCAGACGTCGATCTTGATCGAGCCCGATTGATCGGCCATCAGTGTCCAGCCGGTCAGCGTGCAGTCGAACGGGATCGTGATGTCCGCAACCACGCCTGTATCGAGAACTTCGCCGGAATGATCGCAGGTGAACCCAAACGAGCAGACAACCTCGTCGACGTCCCAGGTATCGTCTCCCGTCCGCTTTAGGAGACCGATTCCGTCGACCGCTTCGATGGCGGCAATGCCCGTCAGCCCGTCGCCGCTGATCGCGCCTTGAACGTTGAGATCGCCAGCGACGTCGAGATCCCCGAGCAGATAGGCTTTGCCAGCGCTATCGATATACATGCGATCCGCACCGCCACCGACCCAACGCATTTCGTCGGCCGACGCTCTGCGGAATCCGGTGTTTGTGTCAGAGCCGAAAGCGATGCCAGGTGCATCGACGGAACCGTCGATGATCTTGAACTGGCCGGTCATCGTCGATTGACCGTCGCGGGCCATCGAGTTCGTCAGTTCGTTGCCGGCGTCAGTAAAGTTGGCATTGACCGCCGTGGCGCTCATGACCGTGTTCGGCGTGAACGTGTTCGGTACGCTGTAGGTGCCAGAGCCGTTGCGGGCCATTTATTGCCCTCCCGTTGTTGGGCGATCGGCCATCGCGCGAATGAGATTGTTCTCAGGAACTTGTTTGCGGATCGGCTGCCGGGCCAGCACCTTGGCGAGATCGGGATGATTGATCTCAGCCACTTTCCGCCCCGCTGGACCGCTCGCAGCGACTGCGAGACGTCGCACCGCGTTCGTGATGGCTTTGGCCTGGGCCTCGGTGACGCCCCGGCTTGCGATGTAATTCTGCAGAGCCGCAAAATAGCGATCACGATCGGCACCGCTGGCGCTCAGAAGACGCGCCGCGTTGTCGGCCATGCGGGCCAGATGCTCATTATACCGGCCGAGCGTCGCCGCGTTCGCGATCGTCCTGATCGCACCGAGGCCTAAGCCTGTCAGCGTCGTGCTGAAGTTGCCCAGAACGTCACGCTCGAGCGGCGCCGGAAACTCTTTCTGAGCCGCTTGCCGACGTGCCGTTGCTGAGTTGGACGTCACCGCGTTGCGCGTGTCTGCGAATGTGCTTTCAGCGTCGCGAACGCGCAGCAGTTCTCGCGCCGTATCGGGCGACGAGGCCAATTGATCAATCTTGCGCTCCGCATTCGTCGAGAACATACCTTTGCGCAAAGCACGATCGCCCGTCGCCCCGAACTGCGTCGCGGAATCGTCGGCCATGCGTGCAAGGTCGGCCCGGGCACCGGCACGATATCCGGCGCCATACTCCGGCGTGGGATTGTGCAGATCAAACTCAACCTGATCAGGATGATGCGTGCGCGGATTGGAGAAGATGCGGCCGCCTTCGTCGAGCCCTTCCTCGAATTGCTTGCCCGTCGCCGCTTCACCGCGAGCCTGCGCATAAGGAGAGCCGGCCGGATTGCCTGGGCTGAGAATGTTGTCGATTTCATTCATCAGCCGCCGGGCGGTGTTGTTGATCAGCGTGCCCTGATGCGTATCGCCGTTCTCGAATGCCTTCTGTGCTTTGGCATCGAGCGCGCGTTTCACATAATCCAACTCGCGGCCAGTCGGTACGAGATCGGTGACGAGTTGCGAACGCCCCGTGATGGCGCCCATCGGATCCGGCTCAAGCCGATTGATCGCCCGCAATTGCAGAGACTGGCCGGCGGCCTTCTGACGAGCATCCCGCAACGCGCCCCAGGCATCAGCCTCGCGCAGAATGTGATGCAACTCGTCCGTCATCGGGATTTCGGCCCGTTCGAACGCTTGGTAATGCGGTGTCGCGGCACGATTTGCGGCGTCGACCGTCTGCTCGCGC